AGTCCTCAAATGATCCCCCTCCGCCTTTGAATTGCATCGCATACCCTTCGAGTCCTGGAGGTATCTCAACCTTTGACTTTGTACCGAACTCCACATATGGAGCATATTTTACATCGGTATATACCTCTCTCTCTAGCTTTGAGCCTCTTACGTCAATAGAAGTCTTTAATCGGTTGCTTGCGCCGGTTGGAGCGTTCCTTTTTGCTTGAGACTCTATTTTACGCGCCGAACGTTCGAGTTCAAATTCACCTTTTACGCGAATCTCTTTAGAAGCGCTCTCTAGTTTATTGAGAACTCTAACCAAATCTTTTTTATTTACGTCGGCCGTTATCATTCCGCGTTGGCTATGAGTTCGGTAATTGCGTTGTCCTCGCTTGCATTGATGGCATACTCTACGTTCATAGTCTTGCCATCGAATAATAAACGAAGGAGATGATCGTATGTATCTCTCGAATATCCGGCGCTCACGAAATCGTCTCTGTAACGAGTCCGAATCTTATACTTAGTCTTACCCTTTAAACCACCGACTTCGAGGGCTTCAGAGCCGGAGAGAGGCGTTACATTCGCCCATACCGTACCCAAAGTGTTCCAAGTTCTCGTATTTCCTCCCATACCATCGGAAGTCAAAGAGTAGTATTGAATCGTTACTCTTTGCTTCATCATCCCGATGTTGATTTGTCGTGATCGGGTTTTCATAACTTAGCGTATCTCTTGAAGTGTGCTTTCGATGAGTTTGGTAATGTTGAAACGGAGCCCTCAACGGAATCCTGGCGGTCCTCATAATTAGAAGCGACTAGCTTTTTAAGCCCTAAAGTAATACCGGAAGGAATGGAGCTATATCCGGCCACATACACTACTTTCAATCGGATTCTATCGTCGGGAACTTCCCATCCGTACACCGTATCAATAATGAGAGTATCTCCGGTCAAATAATAATCCTCGTTTGCCGTTAGAGCCGTCTCCGTGCTTTCGGTGTCGATTGTTTTCACCGATGTGATACTTTGTACCGGGTAAAGAGGTAATCGGACTTCCTTGCCGAAAAATTCGTATTCGATTGTAACGGTTTTCTCTATCAATTGGAATCCGTATTGCTCCTCCACGTAATCGATACTCTCGGCCACTAAGTCGGCAATAAGAGAATCATCGGCGGAGGTATCAACTCTCATCCAAGACTTAGCATCGGCCGTACTTAATACATCGGTTGAGGCGTTGGTTCCGGTGTCAACGGTTGAGTAAGTGAATGGTCCGGTTTTGCCTTTGTACGGAGATTTAAGCATTGAGTTCCTCGACTAATTTTTTGGCTTTAGATTCTGGAAGCCTATCAATGATTTGATTGTTGCGCTTCACATAATACATCGTCTTAGTATTCTCATCCTTTTCGATAAACGCCTTCGCCTCTTTTGTGTAGGCTCTCTTATCCTCTTTCGTCTCGTAAGCCAATCCTCTATTGAGTAAATCGGCCATTGAGTTTTTGTCTAGCTTGAGAGGTTCGTTCTTTTTGATGCGTTTGTTTCTATGGATAAAACTCCGTCTTGCTCGGTAAGGCATAATTCAAATATTTAATTGAGAAGGATGGGGAGGAATCGAACCTCCCCAAGTTCCAAACATCCTTATAGTAACTTATGAGTTACCTGCGTTCTGGATAGCAGTTGTGAAGTTACCAAAAGCACCTGCATTAGGTAGGTAAGTAGGTAACGCCAAACGGCCGGCAACTTGTACAGTAACCAAGTCTTTAACCGCGTTGTCTTGATCTTGCTCGTAGAAACGAACAGAAACAGACTCACGATCGAACAAGGTACAAAGTTGTGCGAAGTCAGCCACTAAGAAGTCATCAGCATCTCCATCGGTGTCGTTGATTGCATTAGTAGCAATTACCGGAACACCTAAGATAGAAGGAACGCGAGTTCCGAAGATAACGTCTTGAGGGAAGATGTAACGACCATCAGCGTCTTTGTTGCGAATCATATCGAAGTATCGAGAGATTGACATCATTACGGCGCTAGGTTGGAAGTTACGGTTTCTCACTTGCTTGATAGCTTCTAAAAGTACATCGTACTCTTGAGCATCAGAATCGCCAGTATAAGAGTCTAGCGTGTAGTCGGTAGATGTTACAGTAAGACCGTAAGTAGAGTCATACAATGCGTAAGCATCTTCTTCTTTCATATACTTCTCCATACCACGAAGAGAGATGTGAGAAGCTAGACCGGCGGTATCGTTGAGAGCCTCTTTAGATACTCGGAAGTGAGCGGAGATTTTCTCAACAACGGCATCAGTAGCAGTTAAATCGAAGTCGTTTTGTCCAGAAGCATCACCTTCGGCAGTTACGCCGGTATTGTCGGTGAAGTTGCTTTCTTTGATGTATCGGATTTTGTCGCTATTGGTAGTACCTACCGGTAGGAACTGTCGCACGTGAACTCTACGCTCTGGGTCGAATTTGAAGCCAGGAACGTAGTCAGCAGGAACAACATCATTGGTATAAGCATCGGAGGCGGTGATTACCGCTTTGGTGTCCATAGTGAAGCCAGAGATTTGACCGGCTTTGAATGCTTCGATTTTGTCTTTGTTAGAGTCTAAACCTTCAGCGATTAGAGACTTCAAAGATTGAGGCTTGCCATTACCGCCTAAACGGTTGTTGCCTTTCTCGATAGCTTCGATTCTTTCCTTTTGAGAAGCAATTACTTCCTCAAGGTTTTTGATTTCGCTCTTGGTAGCTTCGTCAGCTTCGCCAGAGAGTTTTACTTGCTCCTCGAGAGCGTTGTAACGGTTCTCAAGTGCTTTGGTTTGTTCAGCTAGACTGTCTTTAACAGAAGCCAAGCCTTCTTTCAATGTTTTTTCTAAGTCCATAGTTTGAACTCCTTTTCAATTTGTAGTTGATTGTTGAATTGTTTGAATATTGCATCGAAATCGGCGTCATTAACAGAGGTGATAGGCTCGGCGTCTGTGTTTTGAAGTGATTTTGTGATTGCTTGTTCAAAGTTCTTGATGTGCATCTCTATTAGGCCAAACGTCTCATCGGTGTAATCGCCCGAATAGAATGCTTTGTTTAATTTCTTGTATTGCTCGAGTTGGTCCTCCATTGAGCCTTTAGCCATTCCACCTTTGGCCATCTCATTGGCTCCCCACGTAACCGTTGAGCCTTCCCACATTTTAACCTCGTTTACGATATAGGCCTCATCCTCATTGGAATAATCTCTTCTAACAAAATTAATTCCAACAGAGTGTTCGGTTAGTACCCCATCACGATATAATTTCAATACATCCGTTCCGAGTTGCGTGTCAGAAATGGCGGTACGGAAGAATAAGCCTTTTTCATCCTCTACTAACATACTAGGCTTTCCCAATACCGTCAACGGATCGTGTTGGTATAAGTGCATTATCCGGTTCTTACCATTGGGTCCATTCTCTTTAATGGTTTTGGTATAACAACCGGGCATCATTATATCGCCGTCGGAATCTTTGAAATCGAATACCGAATAATAACCCTCAATCATTCGGCGATCAACATCGACATCTTTAACGATGCCGGCTCTCTTTGTGATAAATGGATTCATACTTTTAATTGGATTTATTTTGGTTAATGCAGAGGCACGGTGTCCGGCATAGACATCAGATGCCTCGCCTCCTCTATAAACTTGTATAAGTACCGCCGGATCGTCTTCGGTTCCGGTAATAGTAAAAGAAGAGCCGGGAACGTCAATACTTCCGTCTCTCTCTATTTTTACAATCTTTCCTCTCGCTCGGCCTCCGGAAGAGTTCCACGATACGAAATCGCCGACACTTAATTCATCCGCTTCCGCTTTCATTAGCTTATCACTTTCGAGAATTGCGTTGAACATCTTTTCCTCGTCAATTTGTTTGCTTTTACGTATCGCCCAATCTACGCCAGAGGTTCCACCCCAAGCATCCCACATCAATCCGCCACATCCTTCGTCGTAAGGCACGTCTTTGTGTTGCCGATGTCGATTAAAGGAGGCCATTCGTTTTACAGTCTCCTCCGATAATGGCTCCCGGTTAGCGAGTTGATTCGCACGCGCCCATCCGACCGATGTTCCGCATCCTCTAGGATTGCCGGATTCTTCTCGGTACTTCAAGGCACGTTTTGCATTATTGGTTGCACTCTGTGGATAATCTGTATAACTCATATAATTGGTTTGTTTAAAAATACGAATTTTTTACAAGATTTAACAATAGACTTGATTATCTTGTAAATACGTGAATGAGATATCACTCATTAACCCAAAAATAAACCCTAATGAATGATTTATTCGACAGAGTCCGGGAACAACTAGATAACAATTGGCCGGTTGAGAAGGAGGACATTGAAGAACTCCTCAATCTCGCGAGTATCGCATCTCATATATTAGATCGGCTTGTTGATTCTGGGCAGGCTTACCAATCTCTTCGTGATAAATAGTACTCTTATTCTCTAGGTGCTTTATCCATCCGGCTTTATGATGGAGGCATATAATCTTTTTCTTTCGCTTAGCTATCTCTTGGCCGGCCATAATATCGGACATTCTTTTATACTCCCATTCTCTCATATCGAATTTGAAGTCTTTAGTGTTGAATGCACTCACTCCGGTTCCGGGAACGTCTAATTCGTAATCTCCGGCCACATCTCCCAAACATCGATATACTAAATGCCCTCGATAATAATCTAAGCCATAACCGAGTAATTTACGGCCGTGAAAGGTAATCCAACAACCCGGATATTTTCTCATACCCTCTAAGATGGTTTCCACGTAATCCGGCGGATATATTAAGTCATCATCACAAGAGAGATAAATTCCTTCGCTCTCTGGGAGCCAATAGAATTTCGAGTTGTCGGTGTAATCCTCTCCGGTATATACTTCGGCATCCCTCACTTCTGGTACATAGTCGTTGGCATATACCCGAACGGTATCAACTTGATCCTTTAGCGAGTCAATTACACCTTGCAAGGTATAACGGCGCGATTTAATCGTTGCGAGGTTCGCGGTTATCATATTTCCTCCTTATCTCTTGGATTGCTCTTATTCTACGTATAAAATTTTCCGCATTCTTACGTGAGGATTTTTGCTCATCGTGTACTCGGTACTTGTAAACCTCCTCATTAATATATCCTATCTTTGCTCCGTTCTTTAGGAGGTTGAGATGATAATCAAACTCCTCTCCAGTCCATAACGACTCATCCCATTTTACTTTATCCCTCCATTCCGTTCGATACATACAAGTGCCTCCGAATATATGGTTTCGCTCTAATAAATCATTGAATGATAAATCTGTTTTTATGGGCTTTACAATTTTGTGCCTCGATTTGTTAATCGTGATTCCGTTTCCGTGTATGAAATCAAATCCTTTCATCGCCTCGACTCTCTTTTCAATGCTATCCTTTGGGAGAGTATCATCATCGCATAAATAAACCCAATACTCCGTTTCACATCGCTCAATCCCTTTGTTGAGGTTATATCCGACATTATTATCGGATTGACTAAGAATTAACTCGCATTTGTATGTTTGTTGTTCTACCGATTCAATAGCCTCATCAAGATACCCTCTGTCTCTCACGTATGGAATGATTACCGATACGCTCATTTTTCTTCTTGCGTATTGAAGTACTCTATTTTAAATCCAATGTAAAACGTGATAAAAGCGACTCCGACTCTCCAATCAATCCAAAAGGCTAGAAGCGCCGTAATTAGATAAGCCAGTATTCCGATTATTTGCATAAATATAACTTTAGGTTAGTACGATGACCGATAGTCATAACTATTGGCTAATTAGAGGCCTTTTCTTCCGAAGCTCTGGGTGCATCATCGAGGGATGGTCTCCGTGTTTGACTAGAGACTTCTTAGGTATGAACATCGGAACGAGGTTGATGAAGAATTGAGTTGATTGATACATTCCTACTCCCGAACTCATTTCCGGGTTATCAAATCTCACCGGATCAACTGGAGGCATTGTAAACTTTAGCACCTCAAGAGCCGAACGGTTGCAATGATACCCACAATCCACGAATGCCACTTGGATAGAGGGAATGCCGAAAAAGACTTTCTCCACCGGCTTGCAAGCGATGAAGCATTCGGTTCTTCCATCATTGAGAAGGTTGTACGCAAATGGCTCCTCTCGTTTGAATATCTTTAAAACATCCCATTGCACCGAATGGAAGTCATCGGCTAGGAATGTAAAGTAGTCCTCATCGGAGGCTTGGCATATCTTTAAAGCATAATCCCAATTCGCCCAAAATCCCTCCCGGCCTTTGTGGTTCAACCGGTAGAAGTCGCATCTATTCACGAAAGGCATCGCATCAAAATCAGAACCATCGTCAATCACTAT